AAAGGTGATGCCATATTTTTCTTGCACCTCTGCTCTCAACTCACCAATATATTTTACTACCAATGGAGATATTCTAGGGTTTCTCAGCTCGCTTGCAGCCTGCCTTGGTCTTGTTTTGTAACCTGCCTCCAGCGCACATTCAGCTGGACTTTTCCTACCTTCGTTATAGACCAAAAGTTCTGCGAACTTCATCTGTCTTTCGGTTAATTGTCGTGGTACTCCCATAAGTTGTTTTATAGTGTAACTTTCCGTACAAGTCAATAATCGCCTGTGATTTCGCCTGTAATCGCTTGAAGATTGAGCTGTCATTGAGCTGATAATAAGCTGCTAAAGAGCTGCAAAATATCTGGGTCGCCCTGGACCACCCTGGGTCGCTTGTACTCGCCTGTTCGCCTGTGCATTATTAAATTTTTATTTTTATTTTTATACAATTCCTGGTAGAAAAACCTGGATTTGTTATTTTTTACCTTTTTAATCCTACTGATTTTAATTCTTTATCGTCCCAACCCTCGTACCAATATGTCAATCCATCTCTAGCAATTTCTATTATTTCTTTAAAATCACTTTTAGATAGTCTTTCTTCAACATATTCTTCTATGGTTATAATGCCCTTTTTATTGTGTATTTTAGTCATCTTCTCCCTCTTGTATTAGTTGTCCATTATCATAACCCTCAATAATGCACTTTGCGATATGCTCTAAATCTGCCTCGTTTGGTTGATAATTTGGGTAATCTTCAATTTTTAAAGACCACCAACTTGTTTTTGTTTCTTTTTTCGCCATATTTTCCTTTCTTATTTATTCCCATATAATCCCTTGTTTATAGAATTCAATAGTGTATAAAAAACAAATCAAAAAAGGAGAATAAAAAATGAAAAAAAATAAAAATAAAAGTCCCTATAAAAATAAATATACAGGAGACTTATTTGGAGTTGAAGATTGTAAATATTGTAATGGAACAGGCATAATAGAAACTGATTTAGTTTTTAGTGATTTATGGAAAATGCCTTGTGGAACTCGTGAGGACGATTGCGAAGATTGTAATGGCACAGGAATTGAGGGAGGAGAATAAAAAATGGCAAAACTAAAAAGAGTAAAAGTAATAATAAGAGACGAGGAGTTTAATTTAACTCCAAGACAATTAATAAATAAATTGTCTAAATTAGATCATTGGGATTATGAAGATTTTTTTGAAAATAATCCTACTGATAATTTTAATCACTTTGGTTGCAAAGAAGAACTAATAGATCAAATTCTTGAAGATTATGAAACTGCAAAAATGACAGATCATGAGAGAAGAATTGATAATATGATGTACTTTAGACAAGAAGAGAAAACCTCTTTAGATGCACCAATTTATCCTCATGGTTGGTATGAGAAACAAGATAATAAAATTATTTTTGGAAAGGAGGAAGAATGAGACAATGGTTAAATACAAAAGAGAAATGCATATTGAGAGATTTAATAAAAATAGAACTTAAATCTTTAGATAGAGACGATTATGGAAAGTATAAATATTTTCCATATGAATATGCACAACAATTATTAAAGTTGGGAAAGAAATTACAACTTGATGAACAACAAAAAAAGAAAGCAAATAAATTATATAGAAAGGAAAAAATATGAAACAAGAAACAAAACCATTAGATAAAATGTCTAATAAAGAACTTACTGAATAT